GGAGGGGTCTATCACAAAGACCCCCTCCTGGTAAATAAACCAGAAAGGAACTTTGCAACTAGAATACTGTTACAGATTTAGGTCAATATGTGCTAGATCTTCAGATCCAGTGGTATAATCTCCAACAGTAAGTGATGTTTTTGTTAATTCTGCCATTAAATCAACTAGAAGCGTTGTAACATTTGGTCTGGTAACTGATTCTCTATACACAGATGCCTCATTGGGAGATATGTTAGCACCTTCAGATAAAGCTATAACTAATTTATCTAGTTCAGCTTGTATAAGGGGAAAATAGAAATCATTATCCATTTCGCATATTATTTTATATTTCTGAGAAACACCACTTAAAATGGGTTTGCAAGATAGTAAGAAATTTGCTGTTGATACTTCTCCAATTGCTGTAGCTTGGGTAGGATGTGTTTTCTGATGTAATAATCTCTCTAATCTATATCTTGATTCAAGCAAAGAATCTCTAACAAAATCAGTTGCTGTTAGTAATAAAGTATTTATCTGATTTAAGTTATTTCGCAAACTATCTTCTGATAAGTTTGCAGCTTTTGCATCTGTTCTTACACTAGTCATAAGACTAATTGATTCTTCTTCATGCTTATAAACTTCTTTATCTTCTTCAGTTGAGCTTCTCATCATTCTATCTTCTCCCAAAATTAATGATATTAATTTCCCAAGAATTCCAGATAAGGAATAACTTGATTTTTCTTTAAAATCTAGAATGTTTTGTCTAAAACTAATTCCATTAGTAAAAGCTTTGCTTAAAATATCTAAGTTTGAGAAACACTTATTTGTTGCTGGCATCATTTTGTTGCTATCATTTTGGACTGGTTCTCTTTCTTCCATTAATATTCTAATTGTTTCATCTAAATCCATCTCATCAAAATCTAATTCAAAGTCCAGATCTGCTGAGTCTTCCTCATCAACAGCAAATGTTTCTATGGCTTCCCAATCAAAATCAATATCTCCTGATATCATATTTGATATCCACTCATCATCCTCTTCAAACTTTGGTGGTGATTCTACAGCTGTTGGTTGAAGATCAGGCTTTGATATTGTTAAAGAATAGAATCTTCTCAAACATTCTATAAATTTATCTAAATGCCATCCAGATGGAGTCCTAAATCCACTAATAGATTTCAATTCTTTCAGGCATTGACTCTTAGATCCATTTAATATAGTTGATAGTTCATGCTGAATTTCCTGCAAGCTTATGGGCTCTGAATTATTCCACTTAGCATATTGCTTACTGGAATCAACTTTATAAGCTGGATCCCATTCATATGATAAAAATCTATCAGATAATATTGTGATCAATTGGCCTCTTGGAAACACAGCTTTTAATCTAACAACATTGAATGAGGTCTCAAGTATCCAATCCTTATCTTGAAGCTCATCAAATATTTGAATCTTAAGCTCTGGCTGTATGATTAGAGGTATTGCACTCATCTTCCCTCTTCCACCATTTATTCTTCCATTAGAAGATAACCAGTGATCAGAATCCTGTAAAGTAGAAGGAAAACTAGAGCAAGTAGAGGTTATGAACTCAACCAACTGATGGCCTAATTCAGTTGAATTAGTTATTTTGTCTATTGTAATCTTAGTACAAGTAGAATGCATAAATTCTATAACACAAGATGAATCAAGAATCTTTCCTTTCCATTCTCCAAATCCAGTTCTATTCCAACCCCATCCAGACTGTGAGATGGTAAAGAACCCCACAGATCCCATTTTTTCTTTTAAAATTTCTTGGATAAGATCCCCCTTGTCTACCCCTTCCATAGATGATCGTATAACCTTGAGTTTCTTTAACCTGTGAGGAACTGAATCTTCACTCATAAGAGGAGACTTGGTAATAATATCTGTGATAGCCATTAATTTTGCTGTGTGAGGTATCCAATGACAACACACAGAAAATATCTCTGATCTTATTGAAGCCACAGAAGAGTAATCCTCTAACTCATCTTTCAAGTGAAGCTTTGTACTTGGCCAAAACACCCTAGATAAAACTGATTTTAAGGACCCACCTTTAGCAGCAGAATCTAACAAAGTGATCTTCCTGGGTCTTTCATTCAAAGAATCTAAGAAGTTTCTAAGCTGAACAGCTGACATACCAAGTAGTTTCTCTGTTTCTGTTCTTGAGTTTTTAAGAAAGGGGTACATCTTTTGGATCTGATTCCACTTCCTACTTATCTGAGAAGAACTTAACCCAGTTCTTCCACCTCTTTCTGGGAACCAAACTTGCTTACAAAGTTCTATTATGGAAACATCAAAAATTTCTCTTTCAACTATAGTTACCAGATGCTTATTTCTGGCTCGCAGTTTAACATTCTGAACAGCTAGAGTAGTGTTAAATGAATTTATTATTTTAAGTAATTCATCATACTCTTTTGAATGAACAAATACATCTTCAGGTTTTAATTTAGATTCTGATATTGACCTTATATAATTATCAACTAAAGCTTTCAATAAACTAACTTTGGACATGGTTGTGTCTCTATATATGGTTAAGCATGGTCTAGATATTATGTATGCTGATGCTGACAAAATTCTGGCTGTTGCTGAGTGTCTGCTAAGGCTCTCTTTAACACCTGGTTCAAAAACTTTCATATAAATTCTTGTCTGACTTTTATTCCAGTTAGATTCAGGATAATAAATTAACTCAGGATCATTCTCTGCTGTCTTAAGTAAGGCTTCTAAATTGGGTATATCCATTCCTTTTACTATTTTCTGAAAAATTTTATGATTTCCAAATTTTAACTGAAGCTTCCTAAGATCTCTAGATATGGTTGCATCTTTGACATCTTCTTCATACATGTCTAGATCAGCTTCAGGTAACCTCCCTTTGGATATTCCATGCCCATAGGAAGTTTTGGAGTATAATGTGTACAAAAGGAAATTCAAGCCAGGCATACCTGCACAGAAATCTGAATCTAAAGGAAAATATCCTAGAGAAGGATCTTTGCATTGTCCAATTAGATTGGATGTTTGCCTGCTTAGGTTATGTGATCCCAATCCTAACATCCAGTAGTGTAACCAAGCTTGAGATAATTGTATGACAGCTGTTTCAAATATTGACCCACCACCCTCTAAGACTGTTGTTGATGTATTATAAAAATTGCTAACTCTATCTATAAATTTCTCAACTATGCCTACTTCTAAACAAGCTGAAACCCATCTAAATGTTGGCTTATAGGTTGTTTTCCTTATGCTCCATTCAGAATTGTATTCAATTAAATCTGTTGCACCTATACAAGATTTTTCATAACTAGGATAGATTCCAACATACTTGGATGCTCTCTCTTTCCAGTGGAGCATAATAGAGCCAATTCTTTGCAAAACACTAGGTCTTCTACCACTTAATGATATTAGTTCACCAGAGTCATCACTACCTTGGATGATAGTTATGACTGAATCTATTTTCTTCCGTTGCAAGTACATTTTTTGTATAGCCATCATTGCCACTTGTATGATAGCATGGAAGAATGAACTAGTATAATGCAATATTCCCTGCATCATCCCTGATTTTATAATCATTCTATTTTGTTTGGCAACAGGGAAAATTCCAGTGCCAGTTTCAAACTCTTTCTGCATTCTTTTATATGTTTTATTGGATTCAACATTTTTATTAGACAAGAAATTTGCTGCAAACTGTATTGGGAAAACAATAACTTTACAAGTCCAGAACCAAAGTATTCTAAGAACACCTACCATGAAGATTGATGGCAATATTCCAATTAGTCCAGCTGCGAATTTAGATGCATGATGTCTTTGACACCATTTTGAGGCATCTGCAGACTTTCCCAATGTCAGTCTTTCAGATTTTAATTCTATCTCAGCTAAATTATAATGATGCTTAACATAGGTGTCCTTAGAATTTGGGTGAGTTAAACTATCAGATGGAGTCATTTCACAAAGGGTTCTACTTAGTCTCTCAACATATAGTTGAATCAGCCTTGCTTTAAATTCTAGCACATGTATTTCTCTATCTCCTCCATGTTGAGGCTTAGGAAATATATCACTATAAAAGAACCCTCTCTCCTCTATCTCATGTAAACTCCAAGGAACCATCTGAATAACATGATCAACATCTTTTTTATTTGTTTCCTTAAGGTAGGCTTTTACACAATTAGATAAAGATTCCATAACTTTAGGTCTGGATTTTGTATCCTCAGGATTAGCTAATACCAGAGCTTCTTTTATTTCTGATGTTGTCATGTTGTCTGATAAAGCTGGTATTGTGAAAGAATGTTCATAGCTTCTTGAGCTAACTTTTAAAGTTGCTATTTCTAGAAATGAGATTGATGATAGTTTTTCTATTAAGTTTGTTTCTAAAACTTCCTTCCAAGCATCTCCATATCTCTCACTTAGATGCTCTTTGTAAAAAAACAACAAAGTCTTTAGCATTGATTTATGTGTTTGATTATCTTTAACGTCGTTTCCATCAGTAAATAAAGGGTGGTCATCATCTCTATACTTATATTCTTGTTCTACAATCTTTTTCATAATTTTGAAATTTCTATCTGCTCCTCTACCTCTTTCTTTGGATATGACATAGCCATAGTAAAATTCATTTAATTTTTGCCTAAATGTCAATGGTTCTCCGCTAAAAATGCCTCTTAACCAGTCATATTCTAGTGTTGTTACACCAGAGTCTTCCACAGGAATCTTTTTTGGAGATCTTTCAACATATCTATTTATCTCATTATGTGTTCTTTGAAATAAATAACATGTTAACCTACTTTTATACATATCTGGCAATCTTTTTACAAATTTAAAAGGGTTGGGGTTTAAATCTTCCATAACCCCCATTGTTAAATATCTTTGATTAGTCATCAATTCTTCAGAATCTGTTTTATTATTTAAAAATAAAAGATAAATGCCTGATATTGTTTTTGAAACATGGTTAGAGTATTTAGTTATTTCATCTATGGAAACTTCCATGTTTGATTGTAGATGGATTAAAATAGAAGCAAAATATGGACCACTCTTAACAAAGTGTTCAATGGTTGGCTCATTATATGAACACATATCTGAAAAGAAATAGTTGTTGCTCTCAAAAAGTTCTGGTCCTATTTTACCAGTATCCCACTTAGAATAATATTTCTTTGGAAATGCAAAGGCAACAAATGTATGATCTCCAACACATCTAACAATCATCTGTACATTTCCACACCATTTTTTATAAAAATCAGACCTTTTAATCCAATATTTATAACAATAACATATTTCTGTAAATAGTTTTGTTACTAAAGATGCATGTGTGATCAATTTTGTGTTGCACATGCTTTCCAGGACTTTGATGCTAAGAGGCTCATCAGAAGACCACAAGGATTTTGCCTCCTTAAGTAAATTCAGTATGTCATTTGGTATAGTTTGAAACCAATCAGTTTCAACAGGAGACAGATTATCTCTAGATATGAAGGACTCAATGTCATCAACTGGAGTGTTCACAGGGTGGAAACTAGCTTTTGATTCTTCTTTATGATTCCTGTATGTGGATGTCATTTTCATGCTTTTCCCCCACAAGCCTGTAACACTAGCTTCCTCCTTCAACTCTTCAGATAATCTTGCATTAAAACACTGGGATCTCTGAATTCTATGCTGTTCAAATTCTAAATCACCCAAAGCCTCTTTTTTCTCAGTCTCTGGATCTATTTTTACTTCTTGAATGTTATCTCCACTTTTCCAAATTTCCTTTAAATATTGTGGCATATTAGAACTATCATAATCTAAATCTAAAGTATATCCTTCCACATCTGACATAGCTGGTATAACCATTGGAATGTTACCAACTCTTTTCATACTTGTTCTGGTAGTAGTATCATAAGATTGAATATACTTATCTAGATCAGATCTAGATCCTGGAGTTTTATCCTGAGCCTCTAATCTACATCTTCTCAACAATCTTGCTGTTTTCTTCATTTCTGACATAGTGGGGTTCTTTTGGAAGGATAAGATTTCTTCAATAGGAAAATGTTTTGAAGATTTAAGATCTTTCATATTTTTCCTCCCTAATTCTGACACAACACCTTTGACAATTCTATGTTTAGCTGTATCACTTTCTGAAGATAAACTTCTGCCTTCTAACAACTCTAATTTACTGTGGATAGCTAGTCCAGCTCTATATCTATGACATAAAGCATTAATAACTTCCACTGTTAGTGAGAGGTTTGTTAGCACTGAATCAGGGCTAACTACAATAATTCCTATTGAATACCCATTAGATTCTGCAACTGATTTATAATGAATAACCTTTTCATCAAACCTATCCTTTAGCACTTTTTCTTCTGAGATTCTACTAGTTGTTGTCTCTATGAATAACTTATTATCAGTGCTAACAAAGTCGGGACTTAGGTTGGTTTCTGGACCTTTTAGTCCTAATTTCCATAGCTTCATGTCAGATGATCCATCCAGCAAATTGCACACTGATTCATGAGGTATTTTCCCCATTATTTCGTCGCTAGATGAAATAATTCTTGTCTTTCCTAATAACTTGATCCTATATTTCCTCCCCCCTTTATCTAAAACACTAAAATTGATTGAGTAAGTGGGTTTTTTTGTCTTGGTCACTTCAACTACATGAGGCTCTGTAACATCTGTTATTAAATCTTCTAGCCCAAAATGGGAGTCAATTCTAGGACAAAACTGTGATTGAGTGGACATCTTGAGGATTCAAAAGTTGATTTTGAGTATACAAATATTTGTTTAATTGTTGTTTCTGTACCTATATTCCAGGAGGG